ATCAAATACTGGTTGACAGTCGCCTTCAAAATGCATATCGATTAAATCATAAATTGGTTCTGCAAATTCGCCAACTGCTTCTTGTGCCACTGGCTTCATTTCTCTTTGTGTTGCTTCAGGAGCCGGGCTTGGTGTTTCGACCTTTGCTTGGCTACCAGCAAGTTTTAATATTCTCTCTAATTCACTCATTGCCTTTTTCCTTTTCTTTACGTAACTTTAATAATTCTTTAATTAATGAAGCGTTATACTTGTCACCTGACATGTCATCTGCTGGAACTTCTTCTGGTTCAAGGTGTTCTTCTTTTTCATCAACATCTGTTTCGCCATCGCCTTTTACTTTTAAAACACCATCTCTTAATCCTAACATATTTCCAATTTCATTTTGAATTTGGCTTGCTGTTGCTATTCTGTCTGTTGAAAATTCATACATATATACTTCATAGCCTTTATGTTTAGGAAAGTCTCTTGGTGTGCTTTGTAGTATGGTTTTCTTCTCACCACTAAGTCCTTTAGAGTCATATTTCATCAAGTGGTTCTCTATGCGATCACATTGCTCATCAGTTAATTGATGAACTGTTTTAATGCAGAAATTCCAAGTTTTATCTGATTCTGCTAGATATTGTGTAAATGATTTCATAACGTCTTCTCCATAATACTATTTATCATCGTTCTTCATTTTATTCATGATTTCGGCTAACAGTTCTGACCTATCTCCAATGATACGACCTGAAACTTCTTCTGTTTCGTCATCTGTGCCTAATTTATCTTTAACATATGCATCTGTTTTCTTTTCTTCTTGCTGTATTCGTTGTTGACGCATTTGTAGTTCAATCATTTTCATTTTTTTATCCATTTTGGCTTGTTTTGCCTGTAATGCAGCCGCAAGCATTTTACTTGCACTATCAAATATTGGTGCAGCATGCCTATCTTCTACATTTCTACCTAAATCTACTAAATCATCAAATGTTGCCATAGCCTTTGATGCATATGCATCCATTTCTCTGTCAAGCTCTTCCATTCCGGTTACCATAGGAAGTGCTGCGTCGGCACGTTCGGCTATACTAAGATCATCTTTATACTTAACTATTTCCTTTTGTGTTTCTTCTGTGGTTGGTTCTTCTGGTTCTACTTCTTGCTCAGGAATATTAGGCATTAAATCTTCTATTGAAGGTAAGTTAAATTCTTCTTCTAATTTTTTTGTCATGTTAACCTCATTATAGTAGTATTTATGCTAGTTTACCAAAGGCCCATTTACGTTCTTTACACCACCAACATGTTCCACAATGTTCAGAAAAATCAAATGTAGCTTCTTCACAACTTCTAGTTAATGGAAATAATGTATCTGTTAAATTATATCTATCATATAGTTCTGCTACTACCATTTTATCATATTTTGCAAATGGTCTATTGTATTTCCAAAAACTTGGTCCCATCCAAAGTTCATTAGTAGGAACTGCAACATCTGAATCTCTTTCTAAATCTCTGCCGTCTGCAATATTGTGTAATTCTAACTGTTCAGCTGATGGATTTGCTGTAATGCCCATGTATTGAACTGAATCTTTGTTATGTAGACTTTGCACTAGCTTTTCTATGTCATCACTGTATGCTTCTTTATTAGCATCAAACCCATTTTCATCCTCACCGTCTGGAAATTCACCAGAAGGTAAACTTTCATTATGATAATGTTTATAATCACCTAATGGATATATTTTGTCTATAAACTTTACCACTTGGCTTGCAAATTCATACTGGTATGGTTTAGTTGATCCTACTGTGCTTGTAATTTTAAAATTAAGTTCTGTATTATATTCATTTTTATACTTTGCTAAAAGAAACATAAGTATTGAACTATCTGCTCCTCCTGACATTTTTACAATTACATCTCTTTTGCCAGGAATATATATTTTAACATCACCTTGACTAGTAGGCTCTGTCATTACTAAATCTTCTTGTATCATTTTTTCCTCTTTTTAGAACGTGTGGGCTTATTAAATATTTGATGTTCGGTTATAACTCTAAAACCCATACCTTGTGCTTTACACCAAGCTCTTGCGGCTGTCCATTTTGCATGATTTATTACGGCTTGTGCTTTATCAATTTGACTTTTAGCTTCACCTAATGTTTGTTTTGCTGGTTTTATCTCAACCATTTCTGCATGATTGCCACCTTTTGCATCTTTATACACTAGTAATATATCAGGCACATAAACAGTTTGTTTACCAGTAAGTGGATTTCTATATGGAATTCTATGTGTTTCACTTCCCCAACCTAATACGGCTGGATGATTATCACACATACGAAATACTGCTAACTCCCACCCACTTCTATAACGTGGTGCTTTTTTACCTAAGTATTTATTGGGATTAGAAACCTCATATATGCCCCTCATGTAGTTAGGCATAAGTTACTGTCCTGAATTTGTTGATACTATATCGTATCCTTCATACATGAAGGTAAGTCTATATTGAACTAGTTGGCTGTCTGAATAGTCTAATGTATCTGCATCAATATTTGTAACATATGGATTGTAAACTGATATTGTATTTAAATCTGTTTTACTACCTGATCTATGAATTTTTAATTCTCTTATGTAATTACGGTCGGCTTGTAGTTTAAAGCCTTTTGGTTTATTAAAATGATCTAGTCTGTCTTCTGAATTCATTGGTCCTGCAAAATAATAATTTGAATATTTTTTAAGGAATGTTTCTATAAATGCTGGATCTCTGGTGTCGTATGCGACAACAGTTATAGGACTATAGTCAAAATTTGTTTGAACAACTTTTTTGCGGTTATAGGAATTCATAGTCATTGCAGCAGAACTCCAACCAGGCATTGTGATACTTGCTATTTTATCAAGTAATACATTGCCATCAATTGTATCTAGGCTAGCAGTAAATGAATACTTATTTCTTGGTACGCCTTTTACCTGACCAGCTAATTGGCCCTGATTGTATTTGTCATACGCATTATTAAGTCTCATTACTTACTACCTCGCTTTCAAAAGCACAACAAACAGCTCAACTATGTTAAGCTGTTGAAGTTAAACTATTACTGCGGTCCTGAAGTGATCGAGCCACCTGCTGATAAAGTATCGTTATCTGTAGCTCCAGAAGTAATTGTATTAGATGCGTTATCGTAACGTATTGTTACAGTAACCTGAACCATATCAGATGTTCCATAGTTTAAATCACCATATTGAACATTTGATAGATAACATCCTACTATTTGCCATGTATCTAAAACTTTAGGGGTTGATGCGCCATCTAGTGTTTCAATTTGCATTGTAAATTTATATGGGTCACCTGCTCTATCAGACGTTGTGTGCGATTGGGCACCTTGAGAATCATGATCTAATTGTTGTTGTAATTGATTACCAATTAGTTTAACAACATTTGAGTTCATATCATCCCTCATAACCAATGTAATTGGTTCCCATGTATGCTTACCTGCAATGTATGTTTTTGAGTTATAAGAATCTACTATAACTTCTTCGTGTGTTAATGATGGACGACCAACTGATATAACATTTTGAGTAGTTGTGTCGGTATTACCGCCGTCACCCATATTGTTAAATACTACACGGAAACGATATTGCAACTTAGGCATTAAGGTTGCTGTTCCGGATGCTGTTGGTATTCCAAAGTTTGTTGTTACAGCCATGTTATTTTCTCCTTGTAAACTGTATAAGTTTTTCTTTTAGAAAAACTTAAAGTTTTTCTATATATTGTATTTATGCAAAAAGGTAAAAAAATAAGGGCTACTTTTTAAAAAGTAACCCTTATTCGTAATTATTTGCACAATATATAAAATATTAGCTTAATTCACCTGTGTTTACAATTCTAATTGGAATGTAAATAAACTCTGCTGATTTAGTTGGCTCAATTGCCACGTCAATCCAAAATTCATTTGCGTCAATTCTTGCTGGTGTGTTGTTAGTTTCATCACACACAACTGCAAAGTCGTAAACACCTCTAGAAGATAGGATACCTTGTAAGAAACCATCAAAGGCTCCTTTGGCATTTCTTCTAGTAGCTGCATCGTTTGGCTCAAACAAGAAAGGTCTGGCAATAACTGCAAATCTTTCACGTAAGTAAGCTGTTAAACGAGCAACGTTAACTCTATCTAACGCACTTGCTGATGGGTGTAAAGTTTTTTGACCAAACACTACAACACCTTCTGCAGGAAATCTTGCGATAGGGTTCATTTTAGCTGCATACATAGTATCTCTGTTTCCTTGTGTAAGTGAAACTGATTTAAATTCATCCTCTGCATCTAAATATCCAACACTAGAAGCGTTTTGAACTTGGCCTCGAGTTAAACCTGCTGGTGAGAACCATTGGAAGCTCACGTTATCACTGTATGCATATGTATATAATGCAATGTGTGATGCTGGAGCAACAACGTTATCTCCTGTTGCTGGATTTGTTGTTAATGCATGTGGATAGTATACTGCACTGTAAGTATTCTTAGTAGCTAATCCTGATTCGCCGTTTGCACTTACGCCTACGCCGTTAACCCAATTAACTGCTTCTGTTGGACTTACACGTAATGGAGCATCAATAATAACAAAACCTGTTTCATTTCTGTTACTGTTTATTGTTACCATTTCGTCAGTCATTTCTGGATATCCAGGAGCTGCAATTAAGCTAAATGCTACTGTATCTTCAAGTATTTCTGAAGCACTTGCACTTGCCTGCATAGCCGCTACTACAACTGCTCTTTGAGCATGACGACCAAATGATCCTGAACCGTCTGCTTGGTTTGGAGCATGGTTACGCCATTTCCAAGTTGTTGTTAATGATGTATCGTATTTACGAACTGTTCCACCAGAACGACACATATTAATACCAGTTGTTCCAACCGGGTGTAACAATGGATTTGCCGCGCCTGCTAATAGCGTATTTTCGAATCCACCTAATGCTGTAGCATTAGCAGTAATGTCACCAAATACAACACCGTTTGATGTTGATTGATCTGAATTATCTTTTACTACCCATGCACTACCGTTTGAACGATAAATTAATGGGTATCCTGCTGCATCAGTGTCAATCCAATAGTCGCCTGCTGAACCTACTGCTGGTGCCGATGTTGCATATGCAATGTTTTGCACACGTTTCCATTTTTGTGTTCCACTATCGCTTGCAACTTCATAAATTGCTAATTCGTTAATGTCACCATCATGCCAAACACGACCGTTTACTGGATTACCAGTTGGTTGTGTAGCTGATGCTGTTACAACTATGTTTGCCCATGCGCCAGAGGCATAAACTTTAAGAACAAGTTCGTCTGTTGCGTGGTCTAACCATAAGTCACCTTCTTGTAAAGTTCTAGCTGTTGCTGTTGCTCCGTTGTGGAAGATGTCTGAAGTAGTTCCATCAGGTGCATTATCATCAGCATATTGAATTGGCTGTGATACAAAAGAACCTGCTGCTGTTGTATATTTTGAAACGTCTAATTTAAAGCCACTGCCTGGTGTAGTAGTTTTAACCCATTCGTCTCCAACACTTGGTGAACTAGGTTCACTGTAGTGTGGTGCAAATGTATTAATTGCTGCTGTCGCCCATGCGCCACTGGCTTCTTTGTAGTATTCTATTTCAGTAGTTCCAGCTTTGGCTGCCACTGCTACTAGGTATCCACCTGTAACAACTGCTGCCGATGGTGCTGAACCATCTGTAATTTCTACTGTAGGGGTAACTGCTACCCAACCATTAGCTGTATATGTATACAGTCCAAAGTTAGATTTGCTTGGGTTAACCCAGTATGTGTTATTTGCTGCAGGACCTGTTGGTGCTGCTGATTGTGGACGTAGTGTTGTTAAATCAACATCTGCTCTGACAATGTATGCCGCTGAGCTTTGTCCTAAAAATGAGTATGCTGCTAATAGTCCGTATTCGTTAGTCTCATCACCTTGAACGACAGAGCCGCCTACTTTACGAAAATCAACATTACCGAAGTTTTGTGTTAATTCACGTTGTG